ATGTCTCAACTCTATGATATTACCATTGTGGGTGGTGGTCCTGTCGGGCTTTTTGCAGCCTTTTATGCCCACCTACGCCAAGCCAAGGTTCAAATCATCGACTCTCTTCCCCAGCTAGGTGGACAACCTGCTATTCTCTACCCTGAAAAGGAAATCCTAGACGTACCAGGCTTCCCAAACCTGACTGGAGAAGAGTTGACTAACCGCTTGATTGAACAGCTAAATGGATTTGATACCCCTATTCATCTCAATGAAACGGTTCTTGAGATTGACAAACAAGAAGAAGAATTTGCCATCACAACTTCCAAAGGAAGTCACCTGACTAAAACAGTTATCATCGCTATGGGTGGCGGTGCCTTCAAACCACGTCCGCTGGAACTTGAAGGGGTTGAGGACTATGAAAATATCCACTACCACGTTTCTAACATTCAGCAATACGCTGGTAAGAAAGTGACGATTCTTGGTGGGGGAGACTCGGCTGTGGATTGGGCTTTGGCTTTTGAAAAAATCGCACCAACTACCCTTGTTCACCGCAGAGATAATTTCCGTGCCTTGGAACACAGTGTTCAAGCCTTGCAAGAATCATCTGTAACCATCAAGACACCATTCGCCCCTAGCCAACTCCTTGGAAATGGAAAAACACTTGATAAACTTGAAATCACAAAAGTCAAATCTGATGAAACTGAAACCATTGACCTAGACCACCTCTTTGTCAACTATGGTTTCAAATCTTCTGTCGGTAACCTTAAAAACTGGGGGCTCGACCTCAACCGTCACAAGATTATCGTCAACAGCAAACAGGAATCCAGCCAAGCAGGTATCTATGCTATCGGTGACTGCTGCTACTATGACGGAAAAATTGATCTGATTGCGACAGGCCTCGGAGAAGCTCCAACTGCTGTCAACAACGCTATCAACTACATTGACCCTGAACAAAAAGTACAACCAAAACACTCTACCAGTTTATAAAAAAGAACCACGAGTCACATAGGATTCGTGGTTTTATAATTCATCCGCATTTAAAAATACCTTTACATCGTTTTACTATATCTTACAATACCTTTTAAAACAGCTATATTTTGAGCTTTTAAATAAATGTTTTTACATCATTTTACAGAGATTTACGACACTTTTGCCCCTTTTTTGCCCCTTTTGAGCAAACAAAAAAACCGCAAGCCTGAGCCTGCGGTGAAAGAACAATTTAGAAAGTTTCCTTTCTATTTATTTAACTGTAATCAAGCCATCTGGCTCTACTGTGAACTCTGGCTTGTCTGCCAGTGTTCCGTCTGGTTTGAGGTAGTACCAGCCTGTTCCGTCTGCGGACTGGACGAAGGCGTTTGATACCATAGCGCCTTCTTTAGCATCTAAGTAGTACCAGGTGTCCTTGTACTTGACCCAGCCTGTCTTCATGGCACCTTCTACATCAAAATAGTACCACTTCTCAGCGATTTTCTTCCAGCCTGTGGCCATTTCGCCTGATTGGTCAAAGTAGTACCAATTACCGTCTGTGTGCTTCTTCCAGCGGTCTGCAAGCATATAGCCTGAGCCATCGAAATAATACCAGGTACCGTTGATTTTCTCAAACTTATCTTTTGGATAAGAGCCGTCTGAGTGTACGTACCAGTAGCCAGTGCCATTTTTCTGCCAGCCTGTCGCAGCGCTCAAGCCGTTTTCGATGTCTTGCTTAAACTGTTCACGGCTAATGCCCCATTTAGCAAAATATGGATAAGGGTCAACGTGGTCTGAGTGGTTGTTTGGTTGGTTATTGGTACAGTATTCATGCGTCTTGATACCTGCCAAGTCGTCTGTATCAAGAGTCTTCGGCAAGCCTGCTTCGTCCGCTAGATTGCGTAGCAATTCGATATAGAGGCGGTAGTCCGTCATGAACTCTTCTTTAGTTGAATGGCTTTCAATCAGTTCAACCGCTGCGTAACTCTCAGTATTCCAACCGCCCCCAACATCCCAACTTCCGTTGTTCACAGGACCTACTTGCATGACACGGCCGTTTCCGACAACATGTGAAAAGAACCCTAGTTCAGGGTCCTTTCTATAGTGATAATCCGCTTCATTCTGTACGGTTGAGTTGCGGTTACCTGTTGAGTGAGCATGTACTTGTCGATAAGGCTGTACCCCAACCTGGGGCAAGCCTGTACGTAGTCTGTTTCTATCGATATCCATTCCCTATCGTCCTTTCCATGCGTCATTCATCTGCTTCACTGCTGACTCTACGAAGGTGTCTAAGTCTTTGTCAGTCATGCTAATATTGTATTTTGTAAGCTCAGCACGGACTTTAGCACGAGCCTGCTCCAGCTTTTCTTCGCCTTTAAAGCCAGTCTCTGAGGCAACCTGCTCAACGGCATTTACTGCGTTCTTGGCCAAGATTTCAACTATTTTGATGGTCTTTTCTCCACCTTTTTGAACCAGGTAGTCCTTGACTGCCCTAACTACCACCCCTGCTAAAATGACTAGGATGCTGATTGCTCCATTAGTAATGATTTCAGTAATTTGTTGCATTTGTTATTCTCCTTTTTTCGTGTCATCATCTTTTTCAAGTAATCGCTGAAATACTTTTACAATCGGCTGAAAAAGAGTAACATTTCCTTTTAATTTGCGGTAATTTTCAATGAGAGATTGAAAAGTAAATGCGATGTACCCGAGATAGATTGAGTACAAGAATGCAAAACCTGTCTTTTCAGGCAACAAAACGGACGCCGGAATGAGGATCATCAGTAAGAGAACCCCTGAAATCTTACGAAGGAGCCCGTTAATGCCGATTTTGCTCTTGTACTCGATGTCAGGATTGATAATCGCCGCAATCGTCCCTGTCACAAAATCAATGATTTCCATTGAGACAATCAGTGCTAGAGCGTACAAGACCAAACCATCTTCAGTCTGTACGACACTTCTTAGAAAATTGAAAAATTCAATTTGCATACAACCTCCTATTCTTTAGGTTCTACCGTTGGAACCGTCCAGTCAGGATTGCCCTCTGCATCAAATTTCATGATATAGAATTCATGATTCAACAGAACGGCTACGTTGATTGTTGCGATTGTACCACCCCACTGGTTGAATGCCCAAACGGTTTCAACATCCTTGAGTTGGCGACGGCCATTTACGATCACAGGACGTTTTTGAACGTCACGATACATATAGAAGTCATCGCTTACATTCTTGCAACGAATAAACTCTCCATTTTCTTTCATGTAGCGCAAAGCACTCGCAAGATCAAATGGTTCTGTGATTTTTGTAAGGTCTAGTAAGTTATCTGTGTTTTGAATTGTTTCTGCCATGTCTATTCTCCTTTGTCAGCTGGTTTAGTTTGTTCATCAAGCAGAGCTTCCAGCTCATCCACTCGTGCTTGAAGTCTTTGATTCTCTTCCCTTTGCTCATCCAACTGAATACTCAAGATATTACTTTCAATCATCGAATTTGTTGAAGTTGTTGATATTTCACGAATTGTCATTTGTAAGGCTTGGTTAAGCTGTTCTGTGTTCATTTTCTAAGTTCTCCAATCTGTGTGTTCGTTTTCTATTTTCAAGAGCAAACTCCTGAATTGCTTTAAGTGCGATATTGGTCAACATGTTGTTATTCATGCTATTGTTTTCTCCATTTTTTCTATTTTTTGATTTAATTCTTGAATAGCCTTGATTAAGTAAGGAACTAAAGCGGTATAGTCAATATGCAGATAGCCATCTGGATTCTCAGGATCTCGTGAGACAATTCTTGGAACGATGGTTTCAGCCTCTTGAGCTATTAGACCAATCTCCTCATGTTTCTTATTTTCGATGAAATCAAATGCAACCATTCTTAATCTGTTGATTTTATCCAAGGCTTTCACAGCTGTATCTGTGATGTTCTCTTTTAAGCGTCTGTCTGATTTTTGTTCCATCCAATACTTCACGCTACCGCTACCGACCTGATTCCACCAAACAACCGCATTCCTTCCGCCTTTGGGATTCCAGCCATCACCAAGCACATCTTTACTTCCAAGTTCGATACCATTTGAAAACACAGGAGAACGAGAAAAAGTAGTATTCCCATAGAAGTTTGCTCTCGATGAATTCGAAAAATCCACTTGATCATAAAAACCGACTTCATTCCTACAGTACATTTTCCCATCAGTATTGACGTTCCATGCTTTAGGTCCGGCATAGTTCCAATTATTTCCCCAGTTCGCCCAGAAGGCTGTCCGGACTCCATACCCGGCACCATTCCCCATACCAACAGAGAACTGATTGACACCTGAAATCCAGCGACCGCCACCCTGGTCAAATTGACCAAGTGTGAATCCACCGATTCGGCCTTGATAGGCTTCTAGGAAGGTTGAGCTAGAAATGACGGACTCAACCTTAATAGAGAAGATACGTTTAGATGTCAGTTGGTCAATAAAAGCGTCATTTGCAGTCATTTTTCTAATAAACGCATCATCAAATCTCACTTTCTCGGCCGTGACCGCTTCAGCGTCTAATATCGTAGTCGTGACCGAACCAGCTTCAAAATTGGCCGTTTTGAGCTTATCAACCATGGCAGACTTGATGACTGCTCTGTCAATCAGGGTCTCTCCAGTGATGTGGGTCAATTTCCCAACAAAGCGGTTATGTCCATTGGCGCCAAGATTGATTCCAGAGATGATATCTCCAGCCGAGTTGATGTTTTGAACTGCCCATGAGCCAGTTAGTTGAGTCATTTTTGTTTGCGTGGCTTCAAGCTTCTTATTCGCATCTGCGACTGCATCTTCTGGATGTGGTTGCCATGTTCTAGGTTTATAACCTTTGTACAAGTCAACTTCTGTAATATACAAATCAGCTGTTCCTGATGATGAGCCATTGTTATCAAAACGAATGTAAGCATTATCCATTTCTCCGGAATTAAAAGTTACTGAGACATCTTCGCATCTAGAGGTAGATAGTTTCTTGCTGCTAACAACTTTCTTAACGATTGTGAATCCATCGCTCTCGCCTGCTCTTCGTCCCAAAATATAAACATCATAGCTTGCTAGAGCACTGTTGTTAAATCCTCTAAAATTCAGTACATAGTCAGTATTTCGTTCAAGATTAAAACGGTGACTATACAAAAAGTTTTCGTTTTTAGTTGCATTACTTAAACGCATAAGGTCTTTCTGCCCGTTGTGATAAAAGCTATGCTTAACCAATCTTCCTAAATTTTGAGTTGAGCCCCATTCATTCGTAGCATTTTTAAAATCACTATTCTTAATGAGGTTAGGGCCGCTTACACTATATTTCCCAACCTCAACCTGAAACAGTTGATTAGTCAGAGCCATGCGAGCAACCTTATCCGCAATTCCATTTTCAGTATTGCCCAAAATCCGCTCGTAAAGTTTACTGGTTTCCTTAACACGCTGGAAGTCAGTAGTCTCTACTTTTCGCGCTAGTTGATTGGTCACATTCGCAAATTGACTATCAGCATTCGCTTTGTTTGCAGAAACCTGATCAGATATTCTACCCATTTGTCGTTCAGCATTATCCTTGTTTGTAGCGACCTGAGTCTTTAAATTTGAAATCTGATTATCTGTGCCTTGTTTATTACTGTTTATCCGATTTGAAAGATTTGAAATCTGAGTAGTGGTTCCTTGCTCACTGCTTGTAAGTCTATTTGAAAGACCACTGATTTGACCGCCCACATCTTGCTTATAAGTAGTTATCTGACTTGAAATATCCGTGAACTTACCATCTACAGATTGACGATAGCTAGCGATTTGACTAGCGATGTCTTTATTCGCACTAGTTTTAACAGCTTCAATCCTTTGATTGATACCCTTAACATCTTCTTGATAAGTAGCCTTACCAACGAAATCACGATTGACCAGCTCACGGACTGCTGTCGCTTGTCTCGTGCTCTCCTCACGAGTATAGCGCTGTAGGGCTTCCTGTCGCTGACCGTCTTGACCAACATAGCTCTCAACTGCTGCCATCTTAGTAGATAGGCCATCAGCTGTCCTCTTGAACTCGGTTTTAGCGACTAAAAGCTCATTTTCTCCGTCTTCTGGTGCTGGTGACCAATCCGTCGCCACACTACCGATTTCAACCTTGATTCCTGTTACCCAAGCTGTACCGCTTGTAGCACCTTCAAGATTGAATCGCAATGATGTCTTCAATTGATCAAAATTTGTTTTTTCAGAGTAGTCATAAGTGAATGTAATATATTTCCAATCTGCCGAACCTTTATACATACCAAGCGTAGCATAATCTGGACCACTCTGTACTCCGGTCTCACTATTTTTTCTAAAAAGATAATGTTTGAAGCAATTAAATACATTCCAAAAATTTCGACCTTGGACTACATTTTCGTACTTGACCCAAGCGCTAAAAGTAACTTTTTGATACAACCTTGAGCTGAAATCTGGTTCAATGTTGAACATTAAAGTAGAGTTGTTCTCTAGCCTATAGCATTCTTTTTGACCTGTGACGTGGTTTTCAGGTAATTTTTCAATTACAGCTCCAACCGTCTTGGATTTTATCCATAGATTCCGTCCTCCCACCTTCATTTTTGAAAATTCTTCACGCAATTTCCCAGCTTCAGATACAACTAAAGTCTTATCTGCTTTATCCTTGGTTGCGTTCAGGATTTCCTGACGGATAGAGCCAGCTCGCACCTCAAATTCAGCCTGACTCAACTTCTGATTTAGCTTGTTCTGCGTGTCTGTCTCAAGGCTCTTCACAGATTGCCGGATATTTTCAGCAGTCACATTGAGTGAGCTGATATCGGCTTTAGTTCTAAGGCCTTCAGTCAGACGATTCACACCAGCTTCGAGCGAGTTGGCTCGTTGTTTGAAGGTCGATTCTACTGTTGAAATCTGACCTTCTATATCTTCAGGAGCTTCTGAATAAGAAGTATCTACATCGCTTATTTCAAACTTCGGCATCCAAATCCAAATGGTTCCTTCCTGGTTGAAATTGAACAACCATTCATTTGTGGTCTGCTTGGATTCGTTTGTCCAACCTTTTGGAATATGGACAACATATCGCTTAATTTCTGTCGACAATGTCACATTTCCAGTTTTATATCCGATATTCCCTAATCGAGATCTTAGCATTATTCCATTTTTATTTGCCTTAGCATAAAAACTAATGGTTACATCTTGATTAGTCGTACTTCCGGGAATTACTTTCCCGAATTGACCCAGAGCTGGATAAGTAACCTTGGGATTACCTCCATCACGGCCAGATGGATTCAGACCTATAATTTTAAGAGCCTTGTGTCCAAGATACTTACTTTCGCTATCGATAGTAGCCGTATATGTACTCGTTGTCCAAATTCCTGTTTTTGGAATATCCTGCTTGAATAGTGAGTTCAAGAATAGATTTCGACCGGATGCCTGCACACTCGCTATCTTACTAGAGAGCTCCTCAGCTGTCTGCGTGAGTTCTGACTTGCTGGCTTTATCCTTGGTTGCGTTCAGGATTTCCTGACGGATAGAGCCAGCTCGCACCTCAAATTCAGCCTGACTCAACTTCTGATTTAGCTTGTTCTGCGTGTCTGTCTCAAGGCTCTTCACAGATTGCCGGATATTTTCAGCAGTCACATTGAGTGAGCTGATATCGGCTTTAGTTCTAAGCCCTTCAGTCAGACGGCTTACACCAGCGTCGAGTGAATCAGCACGCTGCTTAAAGTTGGATTCGACTACTGAGACACGGTCTTCTTGGTCTTCATACGCTGGTTGATAGGCTGGAAAATAATTACCAACCGATAACATAGCGTTCTCAATGACGACCTGCAGACCAGCAGGAAATCCATAATTAGTACCAAAACGAATGAACACATTATTAGTCTGATAGTCCTCAGAAGAACTAGACAAGTCAATCGTAAACTCAAAATGTTGGCGTTCGACAGTTCCACCTTTAAAAATTAAGTTTCTGTAGGCATACCATGGATGAGCACTAAAATGCACCATAGCAGGCATGTCATTTACTAGGGCGACAGGGAAAGTCACATCAAAAGATATGCGAACATAATCACGCTTGAACCTGTCACTGTTCTTCCAGAAATCAGGAACTATGAATGTTCGATAGTCGTATACCGCTTGACCTCCTGTTGTGAACGTTCTTGAACGTGAATTCCTGAAGTAATTCCGTGAACTACCTGCCTGCACACTCGCAATCCGACTAGCCAGCTCCTCAGCTGTTTGCGTGAGTTCTGACTTGCTGGCTTTACCATTGGCCAAGTTGGTCAGTTCTGACAGTCTACGAGTCGTCGTCTCCTTATACGTCGCTTGCGCTGACTTCACGCCAGCCAGTTCATTTTTAGTCCGGCTAAGTGCTTCAACTTGCTTGGCAATCTCAGTTTCAGCCTGTGCTTGCTTCGGTCGAATATCATTCGCGATAGTCCGTTTCAGAGCGTCCAAGTCACCCGACAGAGCCGTTTGTGCGCTCGTAGTCTGCGACTTAAACGCTTCAAGTCTAGCAACAGAATCCAGCTCAATCCGCTTAGCTTCCTGTGCAAGTAGGGTACTTGCGCCAGACAGTTCATTCTTAGTCCGGCTAAGTACTTCAACTTGCTTGGCAATCTCAGCTTCAGCCTGTGCTTGCTTCGGTCGAATATCATTCGCGATAGTCCGTTTCAGAGCGTCCAAGTCACCCGACAGAGCCGTTTGTGCGCTCGTAGTCTGCGACTTAAACGCTTCAAGTCTAGCAACAGAATCCAGCTCAATCCGCTTAGCTTCCTGTGCAAGCAGGGTACTTGCGTCAGCATTTCGCAAAGCTTCCTCAGCCTTGCTCTTAGTTTCTTTCAATGGCCCGTTGTCAAAGCTATTAAATCGCTGATTGATAGTGTCAGACAGTTCTCTCTTGACTTCTTCAGCTCTGGCTTTGGCCAGTTCTACTTGATCGTTAAAGTCTTTTTTGATTTTGTCGACCTTTTGGTCAAAATCTTTATCTGTTGCTTCAATCTGCGCTTGGATTTTCGCTTCAATGCCATCTTGTTGCTTTATCTGCTTGGTAATCGTACCCTCGTAAGAATACTGGGTATCGTTTCCAGCCTTACTATCTGCACTGATACGACCTCTCAGACCACCTTTAAAGGTAAAGCTCTGACTTAACACGGGAACTTTAAAAGTCTCTTTCTTGTTGGTCTGAATGGTTACCCACTGCCCAACCTCAAGCAGTAAATGCCCTTGGTAGTTGAGATTATACGGATAGTAAGTTAGGTTTTTCAGTTTGTAATACAGGTCATTTAAAGCGCTCTGGGTCATGAAGACATTGTCCAGTTCCAAAGACCGGCCTGTCTTCATACCGACCGTCAGAGACTTCTTGTCCGTCTTACAAGTGATACCAGCTATCTGATACTCAATCTCACTCTTGGTCAAGCCATGCAAGAAGTAACTGTCAGCGTTGATCGTGATATTGGACTCAGTCAAATCACGGATTTCCATCTTGCCTTCTCTGTTGAAGAAACAAGACATCCCAATCATCTGAGTCATAGCGCTCAGCATATCCCTAAAGGAAAGTTTCTTGCCCTCAGGAACTTGCTCAATATGATAACGCATCGCGCTGATTCCGAAATAGTCATTCGCTAACTCAATGCCTGTTTTCAGGCAGATTTCCTGAATAACCTCTCGTACTTCAGCTGGGAAATGCAAATCCGTCACGTACTCACGATTGAGCTTAAACATACCGTCCATAAGTTCAAGTGTGGTTGTGTTGCGGTTTCGGTCAATCTCAATATCGTTGATGAAGTATTCCCCCATCTTGACCCACTGGTAGGTATCCCCAACCAGTAGACCAATCTCAGGGTGCAGGGTATCCAGCTTATTGAACGTGGTAATGATACTGGTAAAGGTAATTTTACCGCTACCAGCGCAGGTTCCACCAGGCTTATAAGTATCGCCCTTGATGTAGCCATACTCAAAACTAGCCTCTTTGATATCCCGTGAAGCATATTCACCAACACGAATAGCCAGCGTCCTTTCCTTGGCAAACATAGATCTGTCAAATTGTCGTCTAGTTAAAGCGTCCATTTTCTTACCTCTCTACCAGATTAAATTTAGCGCCAGACCAAGGTTTAAACTTCTCAGTAAAGGTATAGCTAGGAGCTGTCCTAGCACCGACATAGAAAGTCTTTGTGACTTGGCCATCCATGGGGTCTGGATAAGATACCTCAAAAAATTCAGATGATACAGCATGTAAAAGCTGACTTATTTCTCCCTGAGTCATCATACCCCATTCACAGTCTAGTTTGCGTTTGGTCGTGATACGGTCACGCACCATGTCGCCATTGGCATTACGCCCTGTCTCTCCATCGATATCTTGAATACCGACTTGAAAAGATTTGGGAGGCTTCACAGCCACCCCATTGATTGTCAATTGTGCCATTTAACCTCCTAAATCTTGAGCAAGGTTTGACCTGCTCGTTCATGTTCCTTGTTAATTTCTTGGATAGCTACCCGTCCGAACTCATGGCCTGCGATTTGGATAACGATGTCGCCGTCGCCAGAGAATCCACCTTGTGGACTAACACCAGCCATGGCATTTACTACCGCACTGCTGACTACTCGTCCAAGTGTTTGGATAAATCCTGTATTTTCAAGTGGTACGACCGCCTCTTTACCAGCTTCACCAATCATGGCGATTGTTGGACTATCGACGATACCACCACGGGCAAGACGAGGGAGGCTAACTGTACTTACACTACCAACCCATCCTAGACCAGGTAAGTTTCTGACAACGCCTAAAACTCCATTAATCATTCCGATGAAGCCATTGACTACATTTTCAATCGTTCCAAGAACCGCATTGACCGCACTCTTAAACGCTCCACCTACTGCCTCGCCGACCATCTGACCAGCATTAACGAAGATACTTTTGACAGTATCCCAAACGCCTTTAAAGAAGTCTCCGATAGAGCTAAAGGCATTTTTAACAGCGTCAAAAGCTTTTCCGAATATATCGCCAAACCAGCTTGCTACTTTGGAAAGTGCACTTGTAACATCGTTCCATCTCTCGCCAAACCAAGAACCTAGTTTGCTAAAGATGTTTGTTAAGCCAGTCCATGCTTTTTGGAACATGTCAGTAAACCATGCCCCGATATTAGCCAACGCACTAGTCACATCTGCCCAACGTTGTCCGAACCATGAGCCGATTGGTGTGAAGATATTAACGATAGCGTCCCATGCACCTTGGAATACACCAGAGAACCACTCTCCGATGCCAGAGAATATGTTTACAATGGCGTCCCATGCTTGCTGGAATTTCTCGCCAAACCATTGACCTATCGGCTCAAAGATTTCTTGTAGTTTCGTCCATAGACCGCTGAAAAATTCGCCAATCGCTTGACAAATACCACTGATAAAATCACATAGTCCTTGCCATGCAGTTTTAGCAAACTCAACAACAGTGTCCCAGTTTTGATAGAGCAAAACACCAATAGCAATCAAAGCTGCGATTGCTGCAATAATCCATGTTATTGGACTTGTCAAAACTGCTAACGCTGCATTAAAAGCCCATGTTGCAGCTGTAGCGACTCCTGCTGCAACAGAATGTGCAAATTCCGCCGCGGTTGCTAATCCCATTTTCGCTGCATGAGCAGTCCATGCTAGAGCTGATTTACCAAGTTCTAAAGCAGTTTTTCCTAGCTGTGCAATTGTTTTACCTGAATTGACCACAAAATCTTTTGCATATAAGGTGTTCAAATAGATTGTTTCACCAAAACTGACCAACTTATCAAATGTCAATGCTTTAATAGCAAGACCTAGATTCTTAATTCCTCCAACAATCGAAGAGATCTTACTACCTAACAAGCTGAATGCTCCTGCAAGTCCTCCAGCTTGTTCTGCCCATGATAAGAAATTAATCGTTTGCCAAGTTGTTATCAAAGCTACGATAGGTTCTTTGTTTTCTTTACACCAGTCAGAAAAAACGGTGAAACCATCTGCCACTAACTTAATAGCATCCGCCAATAGTCCCAAAGTGGCTAAAAGGCCACCTCCTAATAAATCTGAAATTCCTTCAATACTAACACCGAATACTCCTGATAAAAACTCAGCAAAAGGCTTCCAACTTCCTTCCCAAAGTATTTGAATAATGTCAATTAGCCCATTAAAAGCATTAGCAATAGAGTTAATAGCAGGGACTACATGTTCATCATAAACACGACTTAAGCCATCGCCAAATTTGTTAACAGACCTTTCAATGCTCTCAAATACAGGCGCAACAGTATCTAATAAACTTTGGAAGACTGATGAAATTTTAGGAGCGCTTGTCACAACGACTTTTTCAAAACCTTTAAACAAACTTCCTGCTAATTTACTACCAACTTCAACAATGGTAGATGTCAAACTCAACAGAGTTGACACAATAGCGCTACCGATACGAACCGCACCAGTTGAGGTAATGACGTCGTAGAAAGCACTAGAAAAGTCCTGAGCTATGTTTCCTACTGCCTCGGAAAGGTTACCAACATTATCAAACAAAGCGACTAGCGCCCTGATAATGCGTTCTTTTTGCCTTCCAAGGCCATTTGCAATACTTTCGGCAAGGAAAACACCGATACCTAGCCCGATAGTAGCTATTGAGCCTGTCACTTGCCCTAAAGCATAAGCAATTTTCTCAGCCATTCGGTTAAAGGCATTCACAACCCTTGGGTCAGTGGCGATTTCTCCCATTGTCTTAGCTATTTGGTCTAAGGCAGTCTTAATGCGTTCTATACCTTCTGGTCTAAATGCTGCATCAAAACCTTTCTTGAAGGGGTCAAACAACCCTTTGAGCTTATCTCCAAGACCATCAAAAATGCTCTTGAATTTGTTGTCCATGTCGGTCAACTCGACTTCTGGCAAGATGTCTTTGAAAGGTCCGCCACCGCCTCCCTTTCCTTTACCACCTTTGCCACCGCCTCCAGAACCGCCTGCGTCGTCATCTTTTGGTTTTTGCAAGATGTTAATCTCATCAAATCCCAAAAGACCTAGCAACTCTTTAGCGGCCTTCTTAGCGTTTTTGGCGGAGTCTCCAAGATTGTCAGCAAGTCCTCCTGCTGAATCTCCAGCGTCGTCTACTGCGTCAGCAAGGTCTCCTGCTCCGCCTGCAGCGTCTTTCATGGCGTTACCCATGTCTCCAACTGCTCCACCAACACCATCTTTCACTGTTGCTTTCTTGTTGAACATCAAAGCGATAAACTCAGCGAGTTTAGCCGTCACGTTCTTCAAAACCATAGCAAAAGAGTTCAAGACAGGCATAATGGCATTGATAATCGGTAACATAGAGTTACCAAGGTTCAATGCTGCGTCCTTCATCAGCGACTTAAATAGGCTGATACGACCATTTACAGAATTAGACAAGGTATTCCCATACTTGGCTGTAGCCTGTTCCAGAATAGCCATAAGGCGGATTTGTTGCTGGGTTTGGTAATCCAACTGTTGCCAGCTCTGTCCGTTTGCGAACTTCTTAAAGGCTTCAGTAGACTCAATCATAGCCACATTGACGTTGATTCCTAGGTCCTCAATTGCTTCGGTGTTCCCTAGCAAACCTGAGCGAATCCGCTCCATAACATCTGTAATGCTACGCCCTGAGCCTTCAGCAACCACTGCCGATGTCTGCAACATCTTAGCGGTATAGGCGCTTAGCTTGTTGGTATCTTTGATAAACCCAGAAAATAAGTTTGAGTAGACCGCACCGTAGTTAGTAGCCTCACCCACCCCCATATTCATAGCGTTGGCGTTATCGTTAACCCATTTTAAGAAAGATTGCGAACTCTCGCCCATCTGTCGCTTGATTTGGTTCATAGACGCTGATACTTCAAGAGCCGTCTGCGTTGAATACATCCCAACATCAAGTAATTTCTTACCAAGGATTGCAAAACCAGCGAACTTAGCCAGCTTACCAAACGCACTACCGATTGAGTTCGACTGTTCACGAACTTTAGCAGTGGCATTTTTCACTTGGTCAGATGTTCCTTTGACCTGATTCTCAACTTCTTTCATCTTCTTCCTGAAAGGCGCTATCTCAGCGTCAATCATGACCTTCAATTCATCAAGAGTTGCCATTTATTTCCTCCTTCCTTTTTCGATTGTGTCTCTCTGCAAAATCACGCATCCGTTCCTTATGCAACAAAAGCGCTTGTCTCTGTCGTTCCTGTTCTACTGCTTGTTGTTCTTCTACAAACAACTCAGGCGCATATTCCCAGAACTCAAAGGCCTTGGCATCTTTGGATAACAATAAAGAAACGTGGTTGGATATCATCTGCGAAAGTCTGTATGAGTCAATAATCTTTTCTTTACGCTCTTGGATTTTGACACGGTTATAGCTTTCAATCATTTCTCTGATTTCAAGTACCGTCAAATCCCAAAAATCAAGAGGCTTGCCCCCGATGTCCAAAAACATAGGATAAAGCCTCTCAATAATCTGAGTTACCGTTAAGATTACTTGACTACTGTCATTCTCTTCTTGGAAGTTTTCTTGTCCTTGCTTCCTCGTGGAGTAAAACCCGATACTTCAAAGAGTGGCATCAACACCTCTGTCATGAATGTCGTTTGGTCTCCGCCATTGTCCACGTATTCATCGTATAAATCATAGACATCCTCAAGAGAATACCCATGTTCATACTGCTGCAAGGCTCCGTGAACTAACAACAACATAACTTTCAAAGGCGGTAAAGTGAACTCTTCGCCAGCTTCAGGCATGAAAATCTTCAGCAAGTTCATGCCGATTTTTTCTTCCACAGTTGCAGCTTGATGAGATGTCAAACGTAGCTTCAACTCTTTTTCATCAGTAACTTTCCAAGTCGTGTATTTTAATGCCATTTAATTAACCTCCAATTCCATCAACGAATGTCAATTCAGACTGCAAGGCAATCTTAAGTGTGAACTCGATAACGGCATTGACACCGCCACCGCCCAATTTAACGGACACTTGACCTTCAAATGTGACCTTAGTACCGTCTGGATAAGCTTGTTCGAAGTAGAGTTTTTCCTTGTCGTCTGCTGCCTTACGCAATACACGGTAAGGAGCAGTTGCGCTATCGTTTTTGTAAGAGAATTTATATTCCAATTCCCCTGCGTCTCCAATACCGAACTCATACTTCTTAACTTTATCTTCAAGAGTAGTGTTCTCTACTTTTTCAGGCTCAATACCAAACTCTGGTACTTCTTTCAACCCAACAAGCTTAGTATAGCTACCTTTTGTTTTGCTATAAGAAAGCGTAATTCCATTTGCTAACATGTTTAATTCTCCATTCTAAATTGAAAAACAAGCTCTGAGTCTAAATCAACGACACCTTCAAAGCGCATGACCTTATGTCTCAAATGAGACGGGTCTGGCACGTCTTGGCAGTCAGTTCTTCGCAAACCTAAAGACTCAAAAATCTGATTGATTTTAACAGCTAACTCACTAGTGCTGGTATCATCAAAGATATCCACCTTGTAGCGGATAGAGGATTTTTGTTCCTGGTCATCAAACCAATCACCCGGCTTGTTTTGTTCTTCTAAAAAAATAACGACTGGGAAAGTCTCCCAATCGCTAGGATAAGTATCAGTCACATTATCTGCGACCTTTTGCAATTCTTTATAAATAACAGGCTTGATATTAATCATTTTATTTGTTCTCTTATCTTTCTACGGACATAATTCGAAATATTCTTAGACACACGCTCTTGATTGTCTCTCAAAGCTGGATAAAGATAAGGCTGGGCAGGTTGACCATACATCTTGTAGAACTCCCCAATCTTTTGAAAGTGGTAAGGTCCTACATTGATTTGGTCTTCATGCACATACCACGGACTAGACTTGTAAGTTACGCTGACCTCTGGAGAGATACCAGAATGGCTAGCTTGTCCTATTGGCCCTGTCCCAAACTCAACGTAAGGAGCGTATTTTAGGTTGGTGTAAACCTCGCCTATAGCCTTATCTCCGTCCATTTTTGCCCTAGTTTTGATACTAGTTATAAGCTCTCCATCTCTCGCTGGTGCGAGTCTTCTTGCATCTGCTTGGACAACCTTTATAGTAGCATTGTGTACCGCACGTAAGACGATATCCTCGCCAGTTTTTTTACTAGCCAATCGTCTACATTTAGCTATAAGCCTATCTGCCCCTAGTAGCTCTGACACGCTCTAACTCCAAAACTTGATGATGTGTGTAGACCTTTTTAGAAATGACCTTATGAGTCACTTCTGTCTGGCTATCGATACACACACCATCTTTCACTTTGATAGTAGCTGATTTGTTGGCATTGGCATTCAAAATATCATTGACACGCTCACCATACAATTCAGATTGCAACTTGCTACTAGCTGGCCACAATTCAAGACGGACTGTCTCAGCTTCCTTGGCATACCCTTCTTTTGCGACACCTTCCTCTGTGACAGTCTTTTCAAACCGTCGCATCGGATAAGGTTTCAGTCTACTCTGCTTCAAAAACATGGCCTGCCACCCTTGCTAGTCTGTGCATGCGGATACGTTGTAAAAGGCCCGTAGACAGGCCGTTTTCTCCGTAGACTACTGCTATACCACCTTCGGTTCTAGAACGCTCTCCTTCCGCTCCTGAGCGGTTGTGGAGCTCGATAGCAACCTCAGGTATCAAAAGACTTAAAGCAGGGGTCAAAGATGTGCGATTAGTCTCTGACAAGATAAGATTTGTAGCTCTTGTTTGGAGCAACATGAGAAGCTGAGTATCTTCTTCGCCTGTCATTTTCTTCAGCAACTCTATAGACATATCAATCCTCTTCTAAAAACTCAGGTTCAGGGAGGGCTTCCTCAAGAACGTCTGAGATAGCGACACCATTACTGGCAAAATTGTCAGCCAGCTCGGCATATCGTTCCTCAGTAATCTCAAGCTCCTCCCCTACCAGTCGTTTCACATTTGATTCCCAATCATAGAAATCTTGTTTGATTTTAAATTTCATAACTCGGACCTATTTCTTACCAGTTTTTTCTTTCCAGTTAGTTGTATCTGTGTCTGGTGCGGTTGATGAATTAGAAATATCCTTAACCGCTACATAGACTTTATCGGCATGAGTAACTGTGTCACCTTCTTTGTAGGTTGTTCCAGTTTTCCACGCTTTAGCACGGTTTACTGTTTTGCCTTGAGCTGATTTTTTAGCAGCAGGCTTAGAATCTGCAATTGTGATGATGTATTTCTTGAAGTGTTCAAGAACAAATGCACCAGTGTAAAGCAATTGCTCTACCAATTCGCCAAATCGCCCTGGAATGTTATCGTTGTACTTAGTATTATCTACTTGTACTGGAGATGTAACAACACCTGGAGCAGTAGCAAGGGCATTAACACCTTTCAGGAATTTAGAAGGAACCTTATAGACTGTGTAATCATCCAATTCACCAACATATCCTTTTCCAAGGACTTTCTTATCTGCGTCACCATGTGGTAGACGAACGATTTCAGACTTGATCGCTTTGTAGAAACTTGGAGTGACGAAGAGCAAGCGTTCTTTTGTAATTCCAAGCTCATCAAGTTTCTCAGACACATCAAGAACCGCATTATAAGCGTTGTTCGCTCCTGCTGTTTTACCCATGGCAACATTGTCACTTACGTTTCCAAGTGCTGCACCAAAACGTAGTTCATCAAGATATGGAGCGACTACTTCTGCAGCCTGACGGGCAATAACATAATTGATATTCACTTGACCATTAGAGTCACGTTCGTCCAATTGATCTACGAAACGACCCCAGTATTTTTCTTCATCAAGGGTATAAACCTTTTCTTCAACTTCAACGTGATCAAATTCGTTGTCTTTGTTACGTTTGTAGTCTTTCAACTCTGTTGTGTTACCAGTTGCTACTGTAAAAGAGCGACCTTGCAAGGTTACTGCATCGCTTGATGTTACAAGTGGTGTTGAATATGAATTTACCGCAAGCACATCCTCAATAATCCCAAGATGTTTCTTGCGTGATTCTGCTGTGTTTAATTCTTCAAATGCCATTTATTTTTCCTCTTTTCTTTTATTACAAGAAGTCTTTACGCCATTTTTCCGTGACTTCTTGCTGGACTGTTTGTGCATTTTTGATAGGTGCACTACCTTTCATACGTTCAGAAACTCCCTTCTGAACTGACTCTTCCCATGCTTTTTGGATAGAGGTAATAGATTCAGATACCGTCTCTGCGCTTGTCAAATCAACTACATTTACTAACTCAACAGGTAAGTCACGTTCACTTAACATCGCTTTAGCTTCTGCGGTCAATTCCTTGCGAGCAATGGCCTTTTCACGGTCGGCTAGTTCTTGCTCACGCTGATCTAACTGATATTTCTGTTTCTCATCAGCGTTCATCTTGGCGAGTTTCTTAGCTTCGTTTTCCTTGGCTTCTTGCTCTGATTTCCACTTGGCAAATTTCTTATCGATGATAGCATCGACATCTGCATCCGTGTACTTCTTCTCGTCTTGCGGTTGTGGTGCAGGTTCTGCAGGTACCTTTTGTTCTTCAACCGTTTCGACTTCGACTGTTTGTGTTTCTTCGTTCATTGCGAACCTCCTATTTTTAAAGTCGTCCCCGACTGTATAATTCCATGGCTTTTTTTGTCATCAATGCTCGGACAATATAAAAACCGCATCAAATCTGACACGGTTTATAGCAATTTACAGTGATTTATAGCAGTCTATTCCTGCCAGTCAAGATTCTGGATCACCTCCTAATCTTTAATGGCACGATTTAAAACTTTGGCGTAAACATCCACATAAGTCTCTTTCTTGTCTCCATTATGCGTGATTTCTGCATAATCTCCACAAGTCTCGCTTGATGTAATTTTGTTCGTACTAACAAGAGCTTTCCAATTTTGCAGGGTCTTGCTAAACCAAACTACAAAGCAGTCTTCTGCTTTGATTTCACGACCTGCCAAGCGTGAAAATTCTTGCGATGCCAATTGTTTTGCTTTTTTTAACATTTTACTCCTCCGTTTTTTCGTATGTTTCTGCAAAAATATCCGGCTTGCATGGATAATATTCTCCTTGCACGCCTTTGATAATATAATCCCCTTTTTTAGCTACCATATCACCTTCAAGTGTAGCAATCCATATATTCCCAAGTGCATCAAACCAAATCTTATTTTCTGCAAAGTCAATTACCTCTTTATGGTTATTGCCGTTCCACTGCACAGCCTCGACCACTACTGGTTTTTTACGGTATTTCATTCCTCAATCCTTTCTGGGTACGAAAAAAGCACTTAGATTTCTCTAGGTGCTTTAGCCATATTGTACTTCAACTTCGTTCATGATTTCCGGTAAAGTTTTCCCTTCAATCTGTAAAGAAATCAAATCGTCAAAAGAAGATGCTCTATATTCGTCGTCCGCAATAATAACAACAATATCATAAATAGAATTAGGGAAAATGCCACATACTTGACCATTAAAATTAAAAGAAGCGTCCCATCCATTATCATATAACGCTTGTAAATCATCTAATATCGCCATAATATATCTTGATTCTCCTTTCTTTCATCGTCTGTTAATTCCCTAGTACTCCTACTAACGAACTTACCTTCATCATCAAATACAAAATCATGAGCATGTTCTCCGATTTTTCCATAAGGATGACGTGCCGGTTGTTTATGGTTTGTAAAATGAACATCCTTCGTTTTAAAACCTCTAGCATCATAGTAAGTTCTACCAAGGACATCTCCGTTTGTAGCATTATGCTGAACTACACTATTAGGCAAACCTATTTTGCCAGGCGGAGTGTGTCCAATTGTAGTCCCTGATACACTTACTATTATACCATCTTTAATAGTTTTATCAAACGCTTTACGTTTAATAGACTCTCTATTGCCATCCACATACTTGCTATACCACTCTTTATAAGTCATATCGGCAGGCACGTACTCAACTTTACCTGTCTCTGGATTCCTTGCTCTGCGCTTCAACTTGCTGTAGTCTGCGTCCTCATCGTATCCGACAGTAGTAGACCTACACCAAGGGTGCATAGGCGGACAATTGACACCAGGGACAGCCTTATCCCTATCATAGACCTGATTGTCATGCTCCTGACAAATGCGTGATGTACGCTTGTCTAAGACGGCCACAAAGATATACTTCTCTATATCCGCTTCCTCATAGTTGAGTAGCTCCATTTGGTTATGAAAAAATGCTGATTCTGTCCGAACCAAACGCCTTGCATCGTTCTGCCCCACATTGAACCGCTCAGCAATTGCTTGTGCAGTTTCTCGTGTATCTCGGCCTGTCATAAGGCTTATGAGTAATTCATCTTTTATGCTTGATGTAAGCTTCCCTGTATTCTTCCAGATGTTTGTTGAGTACGTACTTCCATCTCCTACCCAACTAAAAGACTGTAGATGTTTAATCTCGTTCTCAGGAAGCCCAGAAAAGCCGTATGCTAGTCCTGTCTGCTGCTGCAGGTCAAAGGTAGCCTTGTAGTAACTATCCTTCATCAGGTCGCTATAAAAGGCGTCTGAGCCTGTCTTTTCTGAATGATAGATAGATTCACGCATACGGTCTAAATCATCACTCAAACGTTCTAGACGCTTCATACGGAAAGAATAAGCCGGACTATCTAAGTCAGCCAGTAGTCTTTGGATATTTGGATCATTCGGTCTCGCTTCAAGTACTTTACGAAGTTCATTCAGATTTTTCTTGTCTTTCATGTTCTTCAAGACTTGTCTAGCTTCTACCTGACTTAGACCATAATCACGTTGGAACTTATCAAAAATCTTATTGATTTCCTTATCCAAGTAAGTCTTGGCTTCCTGATAGACCTTATCGAACTGGTCTGCCTGCTTTTCGGCCTTGTCCATCTGTTGGTAAATCAGATTGGCTTTCCTCTTCGCCCAATACTCCTGATTCTTCATCCTCTACCTCGTCTTCGGGTTTCGTGTTGTCTTGGTTAAACATCGGCATGTCTTCCATGTTCTTCTTTTTCTCTTCTTCCAAGGCTTCTAGCTCAGCATCAGGGTCTTCCACAAACGGCAAGAGAGAAATAAGCTGTCTATTCGTCACTTTACCTTCAAGGTTGTTCACGATCTGAGAGATTTCTAACAAGTTCTTAGGCAAACCACGACTGAATTGTGGAACGATTGAATGAGACTCTAAAGCAATCTGCTTCATGCCTAAGTAATGAGCAAAAATCGCAATACGCTGACGCAATCCTCGCTTATAGTTCGCTTCCTTGGTCTTAGTAATCATCTCAAGGCCCATCAGCTTAAATTCCATGGCTACGCCTGATGTATTCCCTGCGAAATTCTCATCAGTCAAATTAGGCACATGGCTAAATGTGTAGATGTCCTCTTTAAGAGCTGTACGCAAGATTTCAGTAGCACTTTCGTCCAGCGTATTCTTCAAGAACTCAGCCCTTGCACTATCGCCCGGCAATTCCAAAAGACCTTCTTCAGAAAGAATCTTCATTGCTACCTTAGCGTCTTCTGGAGTGTCTGCTAACTGCGTGCCATACAAGACAAGGATAGACTCTACAGCCTGTTCCTTATCATTGACACGATTCCCCATCAAGGAATTATAAGCGTCTATCAAGCTAATTTGTTGCTCATAGTCACCAATTGCAAAGTGATTGTTGCGATATTCGATAATTGGGATTTGACCAAGGTTGTGAGGTGTTGCCTCCTCGCTCTGAGTTGTTCCTGAATCTGTACTTCTCAGCACCATGTGATAGTGCAGATTTTCGGTAAAGACCTCAGCCTGGTGCTTGGTAGTGTCTTTCGTATCGTCTTTTACTTCATAGTAATAGACCGCAAACAAGGGCTTCCGCTCAATACTATCATCGTAGACCATGAAAGTATTCTCCGGATCAATACTAGTTGAATCCAACTCAGCCATACCCTCTTTAGCATAGATGTACTCGTAAGCACGACCATAGATAGCCATGTTCAAAGCATTCTGAGCATCTACTTGGTCAATCTCAGCACCATCAAAGGCTGTAAGTAGTTCATCAATATCACCGTCAGCAGTATTGTTATACTTGATAGGATTGCCCATAAAATAGCCCGTAGCCGTGTCTGCGATATCCTTGGCATGATTGGCTACCGTCTTGTAATTCGGTGCGTTCACGTTGCGTCTCGTGTGTTCTAAGATAGCATGCTCACCCAAATAGTAGCTTTTAAGCTTCTTCAAATGCGAGCCTTCAGTGCTATGCATCGTTATCAATTTGTAAATCAGGTCTTTCTTCAAAGAACCCTCATCGTATCCATCCCGTGGATAGGTTAAATATTGGTACATGTCTTTCCTCTCTATAGACCATAATCAGAACGTCTGCGGACGGTTGCTTTTCCACCTTCGATACATTGAAGGCTGTAACGCAAAGCGTCCATCAAGTGGTTGTTTTTATCCTCTGGTTTATTCAACCAGTTGCCTTCTTTATCTCGCTGGTAGCAGTAACTATAAAATTCATCCATGATGTTTTTACAATCTGGATGCACATAAATAGCGTATCCTTGCAATTTGGATACACCTGCCATAATACTATCCTTACCTTTCCGACTCTCTTTTATTCTAGATATGCCATGTTCTGACCTGAGCTCTTCAATCAGTCGTAATTCAGCGCTATCAGCAATGATTTGTGAGCGATGATAACCTTTGTCTTTTATCATCTTCGCAACTTCTTTGGTTATCAATCCGACTTTATACGCCTCATCAAAGACATAAATCTCTTTCGTCGTGTCATTTATCAACGAACAACACAAAGCAGTTGGATCATGAGTAAAACCAAAGTCAAGACCGATACATAATTTATTAGCTGAATCTTGTAGTAATTCATCTTTATTGAAATCCTTGACAGTCACGTTTTCGTAGATTAAACCTTCAGCAACTCCCCATTCGCCATCACAAACGATTCTAGCACGTCTGGGGTTCGTATGATACAAATCCTCATAGCGTTTGATATCGACTTCATCAAGCCACTCATTGCATTTGTAAGTGGTTGTAGTAGCGAATGTGTCAGCCCGTCTCGTCTCTTCATCAAAGAATACACGCTTGAGCCAATGCCTCTCATTCCACGGGTTAAATGTGACTGTGATTTGTTTAAAGAAATCAGGTACATCTAAGCTACCACGGATAGACTCAACAACCGTGCTGAACTTGTCTTCAGTCTCAATTTGATATGCTTCCTCGAACCATGCCCAACAAAGACTGCCGACATCGACCGTGATAGATGTGATTTTGAGTTCATCATCCAAACCACGGAATAGGATTTTTTGACCAGTCGCTTTTATGGTTATTTCAGGCAAAGACTCATTGAATTTGAATTTATGAGCGACCTTTAACTGATTAGCAGCCCACTTAAAATCCGTATAAGTCGATTGCTTGTTCGTATTCGAATATCTACGAATGACAAGCAAGTTAGCCCAAGTATATTTCAAAAGACGGATAACATAATTCAAAGCGGTTGTCTTGGACTTCTTCGAACCACGGGACCCTTTTACAACACGATAAAGATTTCTTGAGCGCCAGAACTGTCCGTACCCAGCTCCTACTGTCTTAGGTAAGTCAACGACAATATCGTTTTGCTTAATCTGGTATGTCTGACTCATTTGCAAACACCACCGTCCCAGAAACGTCTGCCTCTACTTTGTCTGTCCAAAGCCTATGACGTTTTCCTAATAGTTCGGCTGCCTTGATTCTGTCTTTTGCTCCAACATTAATATCCGTAATCGTTTGACCCAATTCTCCGATGCTTATCAAAGTCTGTTCTTGTGTCTCTCCTCGCATTACCGAGGTTAGATAACTAAGGACTTCTTGCTGGTCTGCGATTTTTTCAGAATCAAGCTGTTTCAACCGTTCATCTATATAACTTTTAATCTTAGGATTCTTTAGTAACTTATGTCCTTCAACGCCTGCCACTCTATCACTAGAAACACGATAACCTGCTTTCTTATAGGCTTCCGTCGCATTACCTGAGATGATGTACTCATCTGCAAATCTCTTTTGTTTTATTCTCAATCCACTCAATTTTCCATCACCACCTTTCAAACAATCAAAAAAGCCACACGATGTGCGACCTTCTTGCAAGGCGACTACTACCTTGCGTGCGTATTAAATTTTGACTTCTTTTTTATTTTTTGTAGTCTTTAAAACCTCTGAGGGAATCAAACCCTCTAGCTTATAACTTATCCGGAATATAATTAGCTACGCAATCATGCGAGGTCCAGTCGCTTCCGCAACCATTTTTAAGTTAATGAGTGATATGTGAATGCTAAGCCTACTGCCTACCCCATTATGGGACACAAATACTCAAAGGAGAGTGTGGGATTTGAACCCACGGACCGCACATAGGCGACCACCCGTCTAGCAAACGGGCGCATTCAACCTGACTCTGCCAACTCTCCATGTCAGGGAAGGCTTACTGCCTTACCCTTAATTCTTGATACTACCATTTTAACAGATTTTAAACTTCATGCGCACTCACTTTAGCTTACTTTGTCTATGATTGTCTCCTCTAGTTCGGACTCAGCCTGTTTGCGTAATCTGTAATAAGTTGCCTTACTAATTCTCAAATTGTCGCAAATATCCTCAATGTAGGTTTTAGTAATGTAAGTCATTCTAAGGACAGACCTGCTCTTTGGATTTTTAAGCCTGTTGATCATTCTACCAAGTTCAAGTTTTCTGTTAATAACCTCTTTAGTATCCTGCTCTATAGCCTCTTTCATCACTACCAGCTGAGTATAGACATCATCAACTTTTCTAGTTTGTCCACCTTTGACTTTGACATCTGACCACTTAGGACTTGAGAGCAAACCTGCCTCAAGTTCATTGATTTCATCTATACGGCTTTGGATGTCCATGTCAAGGTCTTGTAATTCTTTCAATAGCTCTTTAGCCTTGTTCACTCTCTATCTCCTTTGTGATATAATAATCTTAATAGGAATTTAGCTGAGACAGAGGGTGTCTTGGCTTTTTTAATGCACAAATTCGTTGACCAGGCCACGTATAAAGAACTTCCAGTCAGATTCTCTAAAGGTCAAAAAACGATCTGCGGTAAAATTTTTAAGTCTTTTATAGAAAAGCATCTTTAGTTGGATTGACTCACCAACAGTAAGGAAGATACCAGGGAAACGATGTACAGAATGTATTCTATTCCCATATCCAGAAATATCTAAATGTATTAACATTTCTGGATAAGAACGTCCAACATTAGCTTCAACTCCGAGATCAACTTTGACCTCTTCTACAATTGGAATCTCGTTAAAAATTGGTCGTGTAGAAAATAATGGCGACGATGTATCTTGTTTTTTTCTTCTTCCTGAATACGGATATTTTTTTGGTCTCATTATTTATCCCCTTCCTTATTCTCTAAAACAGCATCTTTTGTAAAAGTGTTGCCAATTTCATAGTACTTGTATTCCTCAGCTGTCACTTCAAATGTTTCTTCAATTTGCTTATTACCTGCATATCCTGAAACGACTAGAATATATTTTCTTTCGGTTCTGGTTGGCACAAGTACCGAACTTTTACCATTGATAACAGGTATGAACGTTGTGTGAGGTTCATCAATGTATTTATCTACCACTGTCCCACTCGAAATCTGGTGACATGCTACGAGTAAGGATGCGAATAAAACAATACATAGGATTTTTAAATATCTCACTCCTTATCCTCCAAAAGCTCTGGATTTTCGTAGATGTTACCGATGATTTCTTCGTCTTCAGTCCACGCATACCCACTTAGCAATCCCTTTAGATATATAGCAGGCATTCCGCCTATGTATGTGCCACCGTATTCTTTTTCTAAATACACTTCATGTGGACATCCTCTTGTACATTTAACGATGTCACCGATGAATACCTCCTTGCCGTTCTTGTCTTTGAGTCCTGTTGATTGCATGAGTTCGATTTCGTCAAAATCATAACAATAGATATCTCTATCGTCTGGTAAACCATTCTCAAAATAAATTTGTTGTGTCACTATTTCTTCGTTTTCGTAGTCAATAGCAAGAATGTCATCTGAAAAAAACATACGTTTTTCTGTTTTTATCCACGCTCTATATCTTGGTGTCATGTTAAATCCTCCTAAGCATTAACAACTGGAAAATGAATATCACCAATCACTAAAGAGCATACGCTGTAATAATAGCCGTTATGCTCTGCTTCACAATTGGCAATAGCTACAGGGTTCTGATTATGGAAGATAGTTACTTTGTTTTTATAACCAGTTCCCCAATGGTCGGGGATTTCTTCCGGTTCTCCAATTTCAATATTAGTAATCACAGCGTCAAGTGATACATCTTGGAACTCCCCACCTGCTGAGGCACAGCAATCACTTTCAGACATTTCAATAGTGACCTTTGTGCCGTCTTCAAGCAGCAAAAAGTCCTTATCCCATTTCACAATACGCTTAAAGAGCAACAATTCTTTAAGCTCTTCCAACGACCCGTACCTTGCATTTTTCCAATCAGGCTCATAATAGTCTGGTAGTTTAATAGTTTCTGTCATAGTAACACCTCATCCCCAACTTTCACTTTATCGTACACGTCCTTCGTAACCACGAACACACCATAGTCACGTATCGTTAGCGTATATAGCTTGCCATGCCGTCCTTTCTCGACGACTTTACCGAATATCTCAACGCCTGCGTTATCAGCCTTGTAGATAACCATCGGCTTCTTCTCTTCCAAATCTCGAATCCTGTCCATCTGCCAGATGTTCAATCCAGCTGATAGCAGAATCCAGACAGCTATGAATCGTTTCATGTTACCACCTCATATATAAATATTTCGTATCAATATCTTGTTCTAAAATACAGTCCCTTAACGATCTCAAAACATATAACGCATCATTGATCGTTCCCCATTTATTTGCAGGTTCATATTGTACATATTTTTCAGGTTGCCTTTCCAATTCAGTTATGCCACGTTTAATATTTTCAAAAATATCAGCAACATTGTAAATTGTGCCTTGGTCGAAATCCCAATCCATAGCCACCCTAAACATTTTTCCAAGATTGTAGGTCGGAGAACTATATCTAGGTTCAGCAATACAAATATAATCTCCACTCTCTATTTTCGCTAAGATTTCCAAATCATAACTCATTACTCCATCTCCTCCATCTTTACTTTATACATTCGATCACCTCGATACTTGCTCTCGAGCTGCGCCTTGCATTTGGCAGCATCACTCTCTTTCTTAAAAAAGTGAGTTTCGTCTACCATGTTGTCAAAAAATAATGTTACTGTGTATGACATTTTTACCTCTTTTTTCTAAACTGCTACCGTGCTACCGATAAATTCTAAAAAGTAAAAAGTTTTTTTCAAGAATCCCTATTTTATAGGCTTTCTTTATTATTACTATTATTTTATATACTTTTTTTAAAAATATAGGTAGAAGAGTAGCATTATATATAAATATTAAATAAAAGTCAGTAATATCAAGGGGTTAGACTGCTACCGATGTGCTACCGATGTCCTATTTTATCGGTAGAATGCTACCGATCTCCCCCTCAACTGCTACCGATGACTACCGATAATTTTTTAATTGCTACCGATTAGTTTTTTTTCCGAATCTTTCACTCTTACGAACCCTTTTGTACTTTTACCTCCTGCCCGGAAAACACTTTTTTTCCAATCAGGATGATTATCCATGATCATGTTAATCTTCGTTGACAGCTTCCTGTCATTCGAATTTCTCATAAATAAGTTGTACATCATTTCACGAGTTGAGACCTTATCTAGTTTTTTGCTTCCAGGATCAAAGTCGCTACTATTATCGAAATATTTACTTGTGTATTGATGTTGTTGCTGAATAGACCAGTTTTGCCAATTTTCAGGGACGGGCATATCAAGATATTCAAGCACTTGTAATTCAACTTCATCACGATACATGAACTGTTCACGGTAGATATTCAGTTCATCCTCTGTATTTTCATCAAACATCAAATCAGCACCAGCACGATAGATTGTAACGGCTTCGCCCCAGATTTGTTCAATTGTCTCTGGCTCGATTTCCATTGGATGTTTTTTTTGCCGTTTACTATCTGCCATAACTGGTAGAAAACGACGTTCACCGGTTTTGTCCTTGAGGTATTCTGTTTGGTTAGTAGTTCTAGCTAAAATGAAGTTTTTGGCAAACTCTTCTGTGCGTTTCATGTAGGGCTTACGATACCGTAGGCTAGTTTTAGAAATAAAGGCCTTAGTTTCTGCAAAGCTCATCCGATTACTGGCCACCATTTCGTCGTCGTTGACGATTAGACTCTTTAACATAATGTCGTAATTATCTTTATTAGAGAAATCTGTTACGGCATCCGTATACCATTCGCCACCCAATTTTTGAAGGAGGGACGTTTTCCCAACTCCTTGTCCACCGACCAGGTCCAGAACATAGTCAAACTTAACGTATGGATCATAAACTTTAGCAACTGCACCAACTAGCCACATTTGAGCGATTTTAGAAACTAAAGGGATATCTTCAGCGCCGAGATATACTTGAAGCATGCGGTCAATCCGGTTTCTGCCGTCCCACTTTTCAGTTGCTCTCTCCATATACTCAATAACTGGATTGTATGATCTTTCTGAAAAGAAAGTCTCCATGCCATCAAGCATCGCTTGGTTTGAGAAAGCAACACCTAACACACTTTCAAAGTAAACTTTTACGACTGAATCAAAGTTAGAAGGGAGCTCACCTTTTTTAAAAAGAGTGTTGCCGATCTTGATATCTTTAAGGAGTTCATGCTCTTGGGAAAAATCGTTGTGCTTTAGGTAAATACTCAACTGATCATCAGCTTTGAAAGACATCAACACATTACTTGGACTGTTGGCCTTGATGTCTCCCTTGGCAGTCGTTATCATCTTAGGTTGTGAGTCAATACTTACTACATTACCAATCACAATCACCTCCTATCTTTTTTAATCATACTTTCAATAGTACGCATCATTTCCTTTTCAGGCAAAGGGTTTGGACTATTTGCATTTGCTAATCTTGCAAGTTGAACAACTACACCATCGTCGACCGCACGATATAAGAGACCACCTACGAATTTTGCTAGTTTGTCATTTCGTCCACCTTCATCACCAAAACCAAGGGCGATGGTTTCAAAGAGATCTGTAGTCTGTGTTCGGTCTCTGGTTTGTGAACGCCTCGCTAAATCCCTAAGACCATCTTTGCCATCGTATCTATAGCCATGAGTTTTACCATACTGCTTCTTAATTGCTCGGATTAGATCACGGGAAGGAGTTACGATTGTCCCACCTTCCGCTGATTTCTCCAAATCCCACTCATACTGGCCATTCTCTGTTGCTGAAGGTGCTACTATGATATAGTTATTCTCGTGCGCTTTGATATCAACACCAGGCAAGAATTTAATCATCTGAGTAATTGGTTCATCATCTCTTTTGAAATATAACAGATGCTTTCCACCACTAGCAGTTTTGGCTTGAAGAGTTGGTTCAATTAAATTTAAATGTTCCCATTTTTTTAACGACTCAAAGCCATTCTCTTTGCCATGCTTATCGATATCAATGACAAAGAAGTTAGTTGTCCTTAAAGCAATATTCGCATTTGGGTATCCATCCCAAAATCGTTCGATTTCACTTGCAGTCATGGCTGGTTTATCAGCAAATTCGATTAAAGGCATCTTGTTTTTAGGATTGATTGGAATGACTGAGAACCCTAACTTTTGGTACTGTAATGCGTATTCTTTCATCGACGGCATGGTTTTTTCTCCTCTTTGTAAATATAAACAAGTTCCTGGGCCGTATAGTTTGACTGATATTCATCTTCAGTCATTTTTAAATAAAATAACAACGATTGATAAGCCTCTTCAAATGTATTGAATGGTCCTAATCTTTCATCAGTTTCATCAATGACCCAAAACTTGCTATTTTTTAGAAAGGGAGGTCATCTTCATCGATATCAGCTTCAGTCAGCGGTTGTGCTTCTTCTTCTTCAAGGTCATAGTTTCGGAACTCACGGCCATCTTTCCCCTTAGTCACAGAGATAACAAGGTTGTAGTAAGAGCCAACTGCCTTACGTTTTAGAGCCTCTTCCAAGGCTTTACCGTCTTCTTCATTTCCTTGCATACTGTCGCCAGCAAGGACCAAGGCTTTGATAAAGAATTTCATAGTGCGTTCAACTGCCCAGTCAAGGTTCTTACCGTTCCATTCAGTCAGTGTGCCAAATGTTGCAAATTCAGAGCGTCCACTGTAATCACCGCCACGGATTTCAAATTGATAACCAAGGCTTTCCCAGCCTTTGTCCGATACGTTGAAGGTTGCTTTCTTCAGGACTACTGGATAAGTACCAGCTGGGATTGGTGCAGGACCGTTGGCGCTGTCTTTGCGTGGGTCAAAGCCCTCTTTTTTGATTGATTTTGCGATATCTAGTAAGCTCATGTGTATTCTCCTTTATTTCTTAAAATAGTTCATCATCAGAGTCAACTTCTTTCTTAGGTGCCTCTTTTGTTTTTTCGGTCTTAGCTGGTTTAGTTGTCTTAGCTGCTTCTTTTTTAGGGGCTAGCTTGCCCTTTGCAGGCTCAACAGCCCCACGGATAGTTGCCAAGATTTTCAAGATGGCCTTGTCATCAACCTGGTCCGCATAATAGGTCTTACGCTTGCGGTCAACCTCACGGTTGTAGTTGTTGCCGAGTTTTTCAGTGTGGATCATCAAATCAGAGTTTCCATTGATAAGATTGACATACTTATCTTTCAAGCTTGGCTTGTCTTTGGTGGCATTGCCATTGTCATCATATTCAGATACCTGACGGCTGATGTAAATAACATTCATTGGCAATGCTTTGAGGTCAATGACTAATTCTGTGATAGCTTGGTTAAAGAAGTCGTATCCTTTGCCGTATGGAATTTCCGACAAGGATTTCAAGCGAGGTTTACCAACTGGGGTTAATTCATCACAAACTGCAATCTTAATCATTTCAATAACATCGTCAATTACATCAATAACGACTGTTTCATAAGAGTGCTTCTGTGTCTGGAGAGCAAGCAAGATATCTCCAAGCTGCTTAATTACTGAATTGGTAATTCGTCCCTTGTCATCTTTTTCATTGATCAGCTGAATGCTTGGAACAGTGTTAGCTTCTGCATTCCCGTCTGTGTTCAAAACGATTGGATTTGGGAATTCATTTGCAAGATAAGACTTTCCGCTCATGGTTTCACCGTAGATGAAAAAATTTCGTGGGGTATCTTTAGGAACTTGTGGTTTATTTGCTGGAAGTGTAAATGCCATTAGAGAACCCCTCCAATAATATCCTTAATCATGTCCTCAATTGATGAACGGTCACGCTTGATAGGTTCAACTTCTGATCCATTCGGATAGGTCAATTTGTATTCCGCTTCAACTGCGACAATTTCACAGTCAAAAGCTGCAGTAAGAGCCTTGTAAGTCTTTTTGTTGTCTTCGTATTTTTTACGAGGAAGCTTCAAACAATATTCCAAGCTACAAAAGTCAGCTGCAAATGCTAAAGAACTTCTGTCCTTGTAAGAATTAAGAAATTCTCCAGTTTTACGGCTACGAAATACGATCATTTCAGTTGTTTTATTCATTTTGTTTTCCTCTTTTTTTTAACTTTCTTTATAATAAAATTCAATTACATTTACATCATGCTGCTGACGACTTCCTGTTATGCGCCAGAGCAATTGTCGATAATCATCATATTCTCCAGAACCTTCTTCTACTGGATCCAATACGACAATAGTTTGGTATTTGTGTTGCAAGCCGTCTACTCCGACACCTAACACTTGACTAGTAGCAACCACGAATTTCTTATAAAGTCCTTCTTGAATATCGCCCGTCCAGATTCCAATTTCAGGATGGCGCTCGCTAATGACGTTGACAATCTGCTTAGATTTACTGACAATCAACATATCGTGTGGTGCTCGTTCGATTAAACCGTCAAGTTGTAACATCAATGGCGTATCCGCATTTACTGGCTTTAATTTTGGAAAATCGACTGCTACGCCTGTTTGATTAAGGTAGCGTTCAAAGGTCTTTCTTCCAAACGATTGCTTGGCCATTGCAGTTTTGCCGTCCACTGTTACAAGATTTAGTTTTCTAAATTCTGCAAGTTTTTCTGGATTGCCAGAGGCGACTCTCTTTTGGTAAAACTTAATCTCAAAACCGTTATTCTCAACTGCATTCTCAATTCCTTCAATCTCTTCCCAGCGGAAGAAATTAGGCAAGCTCGAGATATAACTTTCATAATTTTGAAAATCTTCCCACTTCTCTTTTGAATAGCTAAATGGATCATAGACCATTTTTCCATGAGTCTTTTGCCAGTCAAATTTATTATTTGGGGTTGCCCAACCAAATACCGTTTTTTCAAGCGGATAGAAATTTTGTCCTTTTTTCCGAATTGGTGTCGCTGAAAGACCTATCGTGTATTTTCGCTTTATTTTGCGATATAAGGCCACTTGTTTGTCAGAAGACATATTCTGCCATTCGTCTACTATCAGCACATCACAATCTAATTTATGCCCCTTTTTGACTTGATTTTGAAGATATCTATCTGTCTGAATGATAATCTCAACACCTTTATCAAAATTCATAAACTTGACTGCATCTATCCAACCATTCAGAATAGCTAGTCGATTGTTTGTGATGATGATTTTTTTAGCTTTTTTATGTTTTGCAATAGCAAGTGCACAGATAGTTTTGCCTCTGCCCCCAAGAGCCTCTAAAAAGATTCCATTAGATAAATGTTCACTTCTTTTAATCGCTTCAGCTTGCCACTTTCTTAGCGTTATTGTGATACTCACTCACCACCTTTCCGATATCATGAACCACTTCTTCAATATCATTTCTCATTGCCCAAAATAATCCAAGTCTTGCTGCTGCTCGAATATCTTGATGATGACTTTTTTCAAATTTCCAAAGGTCTAAGATTTTCAAAAGATCGTTTGGAATATCCGACTTGTAACCTGCATTGAATTGAAGAATGGCACCTGGATAGCAAAGTTGGATATAGGCGATGGTTTCTGCCACGCTATTATCTTTCGACTTGTCGTTATCCCTCGCCTTAAATTCTTCAACAATAACTACATCGAATTCAAGATTTGTTCCGATTTCGTGAAACCAATCAGCGAAACCTCTCATACCATAAGAGACAACCCAGCTATCAACTAATCTTGCATTATCCAACAAGACAACTCCTGTTGTGCTGGTTTCAATTTTATTACTACTTGGATCAATAGCTAAAATTTTCATCAAACACCAACTTTCTCAGTCAGCACTCCTGGATAAAGGGCAGTGTTAAACCAATTTTGTTTATTTACCTTTGCAAAGGCAAATAGCGATTTAACTTCTTTTGCTTGCTTCTCAAATTTTCGAATATCTTCCTCCGATTCAAAGATAGGTTTTTCCTTGTATTTAGCAACTGTGACCAGCTTGTATTCCGGAGTGAATACTGGCTTTTCATTTCCTTGATCAAGATTTGTTTCGTCTACTTTTACAAAACGAATCGCAACATCAAATAGAAAACCTTCAGTAACAAGTACTTCAATCGATTCTGGTCCAATCACAACTGCTAGTGAATCTGTTACTCGTGTTTTATTCATCAATTCCATTACTTAATCACCAACTTTTCTGTCCGGACAAGCTCCGCACCTTTGACTTTCTTGCCAGATTTAAGCAACTCTTTGAGTGTTTTTTTGTCCGGCGCAAGCGTCACTTTTTTTGTAAAATATTTTTTCGGAAGGTCGTCTTCGTTGACCTTGACTGATTCTGGATTCTTAGCAATTTTTATAATCAGGGCACCACTCTTAACTTCGGTTTGCCCCGTGACATTCATAGCTGCCATAATATTATCCTTTACATAATCCAGCTTTTTCTGTGCCACCTGTTTCTTGGCTTTGAAGCTCTCTTCCTCAGCCTTGTACATGGCCACGTCGGCTTCTAGATTCTTGATAACATGGGCATATCCTTCTGCTTTCTGTTCGAATTGTTCTTGCCAATCGATAGCCTCAAGTGTGTCCGTTTTTGTTTCGTCATCAATATCCATTTGATAAATTGTCAGAAACTGACCTGTCAGTTCGTATAAACTAGCCATTTTTTTCTACCTCTCTGATTTTGTTTGTGAGTTTTGTTAGTCCAATACCTGATTTGGTTAAATCAGCGTTGGACGTAAATAAATGATTTTGATTCATTCTAGCAATTTCGTTTTTAGATAAACATGCCAGGTTTGAAATATCATAGTTTGTTTTATCACCGTCCAAGAAGACAATCGAATGCCCTTTTGGTATTGGCCCGTGATGTTCCTCCCAAACCTTGCGGTGTTTCAAAACCCATTGATTAGGTTCTCCAATCTTTTCTTTTGGATAACCGTTTGTTGTGTAGTTGATAGTACCGACAGGTACATAATTCGGAGGTCGATTACCTTTTTTGAACTGCCCGCCGTTTTTTGGCATATTGGGGTACTTCTTCCCCTTATTGTGAGGAGTCTGACCTTTCTCGAATCTTCCTGTCAAACCACTATGTAGATTATTATTTCTTCGATAACTCTTAATCTGTTTCTCAGTCAGTGATAATCCAAATTTTAGGTTCATTTCATTTGCGACATCGCGAGAAATCTTATTTTTTTGGATTGACACAAGGTAATCATGTTGTTCTTTTGTCAACAATTTACCTTGATATACTTTTCCAACAGGTAACCCTAAACGTCTGCGTACTTCTCCTATTTGAGTCTTGGTATAGGTCGTACCAAATTTCTCATTTAGTAACCTGGTTACTTCAGGAGTTAATCGGCCAGGGCATATCTCATGCATGTACTCTGTATACTCATCCTTCCAGCAAAGCGATCGGGGCATTATCCTCACCTGCCTTATCTTTGAACTTCTTAGCATCCAGGGCGAGCTGTCCTGCTTGTAAGATTTGGCTAGAGATAGCGACCATCTGTTTTGAACGTTGGAGTTCCGTCTTTAATTCATCTGCAGTAAGATCCCTATCGTCCAATGTTTCCAACTGGGCGAAAAGAGTATTGGTTAAATCTGTCAATTTATTTCGAACCATCTACTTCGTCACCTCTTTCATCAATTTATTTGCTTCTTTGATTAACAAACGCATAACATTGCTATCCGTTTCTTTTTCTGCTGCTCTTGTCAGCATATCCACCCACTCACGTCTAGTATCATTCTTCCAATCAACCAACTCAGTGAGTGCCTGTGTATGGTTATAGTAAGGCGAGTAGTCGTATGACTTATCTTCCAAGCGAACGCATCTGCCTGCCTTGATGTCTTTGGCCAGGTTCGCTCTCACATTACTATTTGTTGTACCAACGACCTCAGCCACTTCATCATATGAGGCAGCAGGGTGCTCTCTATAATATTCCCTAATTCGTTCAGCTTGAGTCATGTTTCTCCTCCTTATTTCAACCCTTCAGGCGGTTCTACATCATAAGTAAATTGCTTATCTGAATTTCTCAGATTCATCCGTGCGACATTGTTTGCCATCAGCTGGCGCTCTTTTTGTTTCATTTCAGCGTGGTCATCTAGTTTATTTGCTAGCGACCATAGTCCAATTCCTACGATTATTACCAGGTAAATGTATTCCATCATTTTTCTTTCTCCTTTTCTTTGTAGATTGCTACGATTTTCTTCAAGTCTGCAATTTCTTGATTCGCTTCTTGAAGTTTTTCCTGTGTTTCAATTAGTGATTGATTGAGGTCTAAAGCGACCTCTTTCCAGTCGAGATTAGTTTCTTTGACCTCTTCTGAAAAATAGTTTTTGATCCTTGATAGTAGGTTCATCCTGCTGACCTCATTTTCTTGCTTGTTTCCATTTCTTTTTTCCAAGCTTTAGTTCCACGATATTGCAAGTATTCATAGAAACCTTTAATCGTTACAAGTTGTCCACTATCCAAAAGATGTTTTTGCTGACTAGGGAGTTTTTGCATTTCTCTTCTTCGCTCTCCTGCTTGTCGTTTTGAACATCCAAAGATACGTTTTAACTCTTCATCATTAGCAGAGACTTTTTCAATAATCACATCTTTAATTCTTACAATTTCAACTGCTTCCATTTTTGCTCCTTTCGTGTTATAATTTTCTTGAATAATTTTGTCATGCGCCTGATTGCCGTCAGGTGCTTTTTTGCGTTGTCGTCAAACTGTTTTACTTTCCATTGCCCTGAGTTCTATCTCATGGCTGACTTGTTTCAATAGCTTCTCACACGCTATCTTAGCTTCTCTGTACGTTGTGTTCTCGCTGATGAAGTAATCAGCAAGTTCAATGATTTTATCTTCCATTCAACCTCCTATATCAGCCTCAAGACTGATGTAATTTCCTCCTAAATTGCTATAATAATTTTGACTAGGACCTCTCACCGTTTTAGTCAAAATTCCATCAGAAAGGAGGAAAACTATATGTCTAAATTAACTAAAGAAGATGTTTTACAAGTTTCTCAAGACATTATCAACGATGCTATTCCGGTTATCAAAGATATGTTGGATGAAGTATTTGAAAAATATCCAATCGACATAGAGATTAGAGAAGCTATTTTCTATAGCGTTCTTGTCGCTCATAAACTCAGCACAGAAACTACAGTTTCGTTGCTAACACAACTTGTAAATGCTCAAGAAAACTGATGTTTCTTAGAATCTTTTCTACCAATTCAGGGTCTGCCTTCACAAAGGTGGACTCTTTTTTCCCACTATACGGATATCGTCTTGGTCTCATTTTCCTACTCCTCAAATCTTTCCTACTCAATCCCATAATCTTCAATAACCTGAAGAATGAAACTGTTCGCTCGTGGACCTTTAGTCGTTCCACTTAGAATGTTTGTCACTTCCTGTCGTTTAAAGCCGTAAGCAACCGCTAGAGTTGCTTTTTTAATGCCTTTCTCTTTCAAGAAAGCAATAACTCTTTCGCGACCGTTTGCGATATCTGGCATATTTTCTCCTTTCTTTTTCTTTCTTCTTTTTCTGCTATAATATAAGCAGAAAGGAGTTAACCTTATGACTTTTAAAGAATATTTACTCAAAGCAAGCAAACGCGACATCTACGATGATGGTAAAGATTTTGATTTTGAAACCATCTTTGCTAGAGAAATATTACGTTATGCACACGATTCTGAACTGGAAACCAAAACAGGTTTCTTTCGTCATCTTGAAATCATGAATGCTGATTCGTGGTTTGTTGAACTTGCTCGCTCAATTTATCAAGATTTTGAGAAATCAATTTCAGATACTCACTAATCGAGCGTGACTTTTTTTGATATGGCAATCTCAGAAATTTACCACCAGCGCTGACTACCTTAATGACTTTTTCAAGGTGGTCTTTTTCTTTTTCAAGAGCATCAATAAATTCTTCCATCCGTCCTCCTCAAATCTTTCCGTTGAGTACCTGATTACAACCAGGTGCTTTTTGGCTTTAATTGTTTACGAAATTTTCGTATTTTTTCCCTAAAAAAATATCATCGAATTTCACATTGAAAAAAAACATGTATTTTTTCAATAATTGATAACCAATATCAGAACTATCTTTTTCTAATCTAGCAATTGTTTGACTTGAAACTTCGAATTTTTCTGCCAACTCTGCTTGAGTAAGTCCTTTGTTGATTCTCATAGCCTCTAAAGTCCACTGCACATTCCCACCTCCTTATCTAAGTTCATCTATGCTGACTTCCAGTGCATCAGCGATTTTGCACATATTCTTAAAAGAAATACGCTCGGTTTTGATATTTCTGATTGTATTTGGACTAATACCAGCTTTTTCAGCTAATGCCTTCTGTGTCATCCCTTTTTCAATCAACAAATGCTTAAACTTCTTCCACATACATTGTTCCTTTCCCAATATATTGTGTTTTAAACATATAAAAACACTACATATTGTTATTTAATTTAGATTGTGCTATAATCATTCTTGACTAAGACCTCTCACGTTTTAGTCAAAATTCCAATAGAAAGGAGAAAATTATGGATTTTAATCAAATTGCAATAACTTTTTTAACTTCCTGCGTCCCTGCATTTCTTGTTTATCTCACTAATAAACATCAAACAAACGCCAAAATAAAAGAATTAAAAACACAATCTGAAAATGAGTTACAGAGACTTGAAAAAGAACATGAATTGAAATTGGATGCCTTGAAACAAAGCCAACAAGTAGACATCACTTCAAAATTTTTCACAGGTGAACTCGATGTCAATAAACTTACTCAAGCAGTTAACGGAATCGCTAAACTTCAAAAAGCTGTAGATAAGTTTCAAAAATAATTTGATGAAAGTAGGGTACTTACTCTGCTTTTTTTAAAATTTTCAAAAGTATTGAAAGTCCACTAGCTAACCCAGCTAGATACCCTCGTCCGTAGTCTGTCGATAAGAATTTCAATAATTCAATTGTTTCTTCTTCAGTCATCTTCTACTCCTATTAGTGAAATTTTTTATTAGCAATTCTATCCATTATATCTAAAACAAGTTTTCGTAACTCTTTTCTTGCTTGCCATTCCTCGTTGAAGAAAGTTTCAAGCATTTCGGTCAATCTATTCGAATATCTTCGCAACAGCATTACCGTCACCAAAAATGAAGTAATTACTGATACGAGAACCGCTGAAAAAACACTTTCCATTTTCCTACTCCTTATCTTTTTTATCACATCGGTATTCCACTATCTTACGGATAGTGAAAGATACAATCACAAATCCTGCTAGGATTATCAAGCCAACATTTTCATCCATTGCTTTTCACGGCAAATGATGGTACACTATCAAGTAGAGGTTGGGGCTTCTGCCCCTTTCTCTACTTTTTCTTAAGCTCTTTGTCTTTGAGCTTGTAAGCTAAGTACTGCTTATGCCAAAGACGAGCTTCGTTGATTAAGCCTAGTATCAAGATGACGGTTGTGGTGTCCTTGTTTGCTAGGCTTTTTATGATGTGTTCCATCATTTGCCTTACCTCCTTTCCCTTAAGCTTGATTTAATTATAATACGATTTTTTCGTATTGTCAATAGTTTTTGTCAAAAAATAGGATTTTTTCGTATTTTTTGATTGTTTATCAATCAAAAATGATATATAATGTAATTATAAAAAATACGAGGTAATCGTAAATGGATGAAAAAAAACGAATGCAAATTATTGCTGAAAACATTACACACTTTAGAAAGCAACGTGGCATCACCCAAAAGGAGTTGGCTAAAGAAGTTGGAATTACAGCAAGTACTATGACAGACTATATGAAGTTAAGAAGCGCTCCTTCTTTTGGTGTTATCCAAAAATTAGCTGATTATTTCGGTGTTAAAAAATCAGATATAGATACTACTTTTAAAGAAGAATCAACCAACTCCCTCCCAGACGCTTCAGATTTGCTCACACAGCAGATAACGGATAAGGTAGTACAATTAACCCTAGATAATAAAAAAATCGTCCTACGAACATCTGAGGAACTTCTGAACGAGCAGAAAAACGAAGAAGAAGCGAAGATAAACGAAGTATCGGAAGTTATCAGCTTGTACCAAGTTGAGGTAGTATCTGAGACGGCAGCAGCCTCTGGATTTAACTATGGATTTGGCTACGACGATACAGACAGAGAGACTATAGAGGTTGACGAGCAACCACCACGCCACGATATTGCTACCAAGGTCAGCGGAGACTCCATGCAACCTGACTACCAAGACGGAGATATTCTCTATTTAGTAGACAAAGGGCTGACTACCTACAACGGAGACCTAGCAGTTATCGCATACGGAGACCGTTCTTACTTTAAGAAGATCTATACCGAAAACGGACGCTTACGACTAGTGTCGCTCAATGACAAATACGAAGATATCATCCTAGACTTCCCACCAGCCGAAGACACACACATCAAGATCTATGCAGTTGTCCGTGTATATAGAGAGAAATAAAAAAGAAAGTAGGTAATTACAATGGAATTAAAAGAAATTATAGAAAATATAAAAAAAGAAATCCCTGTTTTGGATTCTTCTACCGACTATTGGTTAGTACGTGCTAACTCTGGAGAATATTACACGGATTTTAATCTAAATGGCTATATAGGTATCGGATGGAATGAAATCACCCTCGAAGATATTAGACGAGCAGATAATAACTCGAATGTATTAAAAGAAATTTTAAAAGAGAAATTAACATTTCAAGATGACTCAGAACCATCTGAAAACAAATATGGTATCACCGCAGGTCAACTCCTTCGTTTTGTAAATAACATTAAAAGAAATGATATAGTTGTTGTGCCATCCGAAGGGTCTGAAAGATTTTTAGTTGGTAAAGTAACCGGACCGCTCTATGAACTTAATCAATCTCAACTTGAGGAATATAAAAGCGAAGAGTTGACACATAATCGGTCAGATTTTGCAAAAAGGTGGAAAGTCTATTGGTTGGGATGGTTCAATCGTTCCGACGCAGACAGCGCATTGTATAAAATGATCTATTCTCATGCAACACTATCAAATATAAATGATTATAAACCGTTCATTAACCGCGCACTTTTTCCTTGCTATATTGAAGACGAAAAGCTATATATTAGCTACCATGTAACAGAAGAAAAAGATATTCAAGGGGTATATTTAGGTCAATTTGTTTATCAATATTCTCTATTAACAAGGTTGCTTTTCCCTGAAACACGAGTAGATTCAAAAATAAACGTACAATCTGAGGGTATAATAGAACTTATTACACACACTGTAAATTACGGACTTATAATTTCAGCGATACTTAGTGGAGCAATTGTTCTGACAAGTGGGGGAAAATTAAAGTTTATGGGATTAGAACTAGAAGTTCCAGGATTAATAAATACATATCAAGAGTATCAAAAAAATAAACTCGAACGGATTAAGCAAGCAAAAGAACTAGCTGACGAACTCGGTGTACCAATATCTGAACTAGGCATTCGTATTCCAAGAAAACTAACAACAGCTATTGAAAGCCAAAAGAATGTAAAACTTGCTTCCAGTAATCCGCCAGAGAAATCTGGAGAATAAAAAAAGTCTAACATCAGTTAGACTCGAAGAAAATGAATTTCTTTAGTTTTAATGAGATAAGCATAGCTATCGCTAAGGAAAGATAATCGTTTGTGATAAAAATTGTGGTTATTGAGAAAAATATCTTGAAAATCAAGAGAAATAAAAATATAGATACAATAAAATTTTTTAACTTTGTTTTCAACATATTTTTTCTCCTTATTCTTTTGAAACAATTATAACACAATTATCTGTTAAAGTTAAATAATTCTAAAAAATCCCCACACTCTCCATCGCCAAACTTTGAGTGTGAGGATATCCTGGATAGTAAAAGGCATTAAAAAGCCCTCTTTACTATACCCATTTTATCAAAAAGTGAGGTTAAAATCAATGTGGATGGAAGAATTACCAAACGGCAAATATAAATTTTTTGAGCGATACAAAGATTCATATACTGAGAAATTAAAAAAAGTTTCAGTAACCATGGAGAAGAAAACTCCCCAGGCAAGAAATCAAGCTGCTATCTTGTTGCAAGAGAAGATAAATAAAAAACTTAGCACAAAACAAGTAGAAAGCATTACATTTGAAGAAATCTATAACCTTTTTTATAAATCATGGGCGCAAACAGTAAAGGAATCAACAAAACATAATTGTAAATCAGTTGATAAGAAGATGAAGGAAGTCATACCATCCGATACCATACTTGCTAATCTTGACAGGCGTTTTCTTCAAGAGGCTATTGAAAAAATTATTGAAAGCAACGGATATATTACAGCTAAAAAAGTACGGCATAGGCTCAGAGGTATCTTTAATTACGCTGTTCAATACTCTTACATTGAAAACAACGAGGTCGATTATACTACGATTCCTCAAAAACCAAAGACTTTAGAAGAACTGGAAAAAAAGCGTAACAACTTTCTCACCATGCAAGAAATAAAAGCACTTGTCGATGTCCTTAATCGTCGAGAATATCACCAAAAGTACGCTGATATGGTTCTTGTGCTGACATTAACTGGTATGAGATATGGTGAGTTAACTGCCTTACAACTGAAGAATATAGACTTCGAAAACAACAAAATTGAGATCACAGGTAATTTTGATTCAGTAAACAAAATCAAGACGCTACCAAAGACTACAAATTCAATACGGACAATCAAAGTATCAGAGAGTGTCATAGAAGCTATTCAAAGACAAATAGTACGACTTAGCGAACGTTTCCAGCCATTGTCAAGCGATGATTATATTTTCTGTTTTGAAAAATGGAATCAACCTACAACAATAGCTTGCTTCATACAGATATTAAAAAAATATGGAAAACAGGCAAAAATAAAAAAAAACTTATCTAGCCATATTTTTAGGCATTCTCATATTTCGTTTTTAGCAGAGTCTGGCCTCCCAATAAAATCAATAATGGATCGAGTTGGGCACTCAAATGCAAAAATGACTTTGGAAATCTATTCTCATACTACTGAGGATATGGAGGATAAACTGGTCAATAAATTAGATACTATTTTTTAA